TAATTTCTTATCAATCGTACTGATGAATCGACTTGTATAATCTGTATACAATCCTAAACCTCCCAACCATGTTGGAATGTAGTAAGGTATACGTACTTTTTTAAAGTACTCGGAGTTATATTTTTTGAATAGACTGAGTATTTGCGGTTCTTTTTCTGGCCATGATTTAACACAGTCAACGTACCTAGTACCCGCTTGACCGATCATGTCCATCCAGAAATTTGTTATTGAACCATTATTAGAACCATTTGTGATGATGGCCATCGGAATATAATTTACTTCCGTCCATCGTTGCATTCGGGTGATTTGTTTTATTTCATGATTTCTTTCAACTATTTTTCCAATTTCCCTCCCACTTTCTAAGTGGATGAGGAACCTTGAATTAATGTTCATGAAATCCTTTGAATAAAAGACTTTTCCTGCTGAAAGTTTACTACCTACATAGGTATTCAAATCTTTATGTTCTTCGAAATTACATCCGCCCAGTGCGATGTCGTCTCCGTTAACACAAATCTTTAATGATTCAAGCTTCTTCTTATCTTTAAAAAGAAGTCTATTAACACCCGCATTTACTAAATTTAATATTGGGAAGGAAGTTATACTACCCATGAGTTGTCCCCTTGATTGCTTCTTAGACTTTTCAATCTTAGTTGTCTCTTTCAAGACAATCTCATGTTGTGTGAGAGTTTTTATGAGTCCCCTTCGGAACTCAGCCTCATCCATGTTGTAATATTTCTTTCCATCCTTATATAAAATTTCTGATATTTCATTTGCACAAAGTTCAGAACACCAAGAATGTAAATTATCTGTAGCTGCAGTGTAATCACTGCTGATAATTACGTCCTTGTTGTCAGCTCCAAACACGTCTTGCACATACTCCCAATTAGTTGGTTCCCCTGTGAGCTTGAACGCACGATTTAACTTCATATTCGTGTGCATCCAAGCTTGCAGAGGTTTGTATAGTGTCATCAGATAGGGGTCCATTGTTGAAATAACTCTTACTTTTAATCCTTCTGCCAATCCTTTTAGGACTGCTTTCGGAAGTTCTTCCCCGGTAGTGTACTTGGTACACTTATCTCGGCAGAACTTTAAAACTTTAGTATAGTTTGTTTCTCTTTGGGCCTCTCTGTCAATGAGTTTTAGGACGGGCGAGTCAACGTCTAATTTCCCCTGTATTATTAGATTTTTCATATCTACCTTAATTGGTTCGTATGTATCTTCTTTTGACATAAGGTTTTCTTCGTTGATCTCGTGCAACCTCTTTGGAATAATGGTTTCTTGGAATAAATCCCAAAAATCTTTATCATCCTTTAGAGTCGCCACCGACCCACCATGCATAGAATTTGTAATATAATTTGCGCTGGTGGACGGCACTATGGCTGGTCCGTATTCCTTTTCATTGAACTCTCGTTTCATTACTTCTCTCACCGTTAAGGTGATCGAGTCACGTATGTTTCTGAGTTTTTGACATCTTTCAAGAGTCTTGTGTTCGTCTACTATTGACAATAATTCTTTCTCTTCGTCCTCCCCATATCCCGAGGAGAATTCTCTTTTGAGGTCATTTATGACATCGATAAGAGGATCCTCTTCTGGGTCTGGTTGGCCCCAATCTTCTTTCTTCTTTTTCCATTGAAGATAGTTGGATTTACTTCTTATGATCCCTTCCATTTCTATAATTTTGAAGTCGAGATTCTTTATCTCCTCGAATGTAGGATCGTTGTTGGGTTCTGTTAGTCCTTTGAACGTGTCTGATTCTCCTTGTTTCACCATCTCTGGTGTCACTGGAATCAGACTGGCTTTCAAACTACGGAATCCTTGGATTATATTTAGTAAATTTATTGATCGAATTTTGCCGTTTTCTACTTGTCTTAGGAATCTCCCTATTCTTCCTCCCATCAGACATTTGCGTTGGTCCTCGGACTCATGCATTTGCATTTCTTTTGGTAGAGGTATTTCCTCAGGAGCCTTCAACCAATACGCAGTAAATGCATCGAGTTTAAATTTGATGTATTTTATGGCGTGTAGGTTGGGGTACTTTTGGAATCTTAGGTATTCCTTTGCTTTTTGTTGATATTCACCCTTCGGGTTCTTTTTATATCCATAGCATGATAAGTAGTCGACCATTTTGTCGTAGTAGTCGTTTAGATGTGTTTGGTTTGTTGTTGTTGTTTTGTTTTTCGAGAATTGCTTTTTAGCTTTATTCTTAGTGGTACCGTGCACTTTTGCTCGGTTTTTCTCTGTGTTTTTCAAATTCTTAGATTTTATGAATTTGGGAGGCATACCTACCAATGGATCGATTAATTATCGATGTTACGTTTTTATCTGTGGAAACGTGGCC